ACCAACAAATTGATATTGTCTTTAGTCCTTGGATTATGATTAGTAAAGAAACAAAAATGACGATTCCTAATGATTGGGTTGTCACTATTGTGGATCCCATGGATGACATCGGTAAGATGTATGTTGATGATATGGAAAAAGTTAAATCAAAAGTAGAAAATATGGAGGATGAAAATGTCGATTAAACTTGTTATTCTAAAAACTGGTGAGCAAATTGTTGCAGATGTAAAAGAGTTAGTTTCTTCACCGAATGAAGAAGAAGCAACTCTTCATGCATATTTGCTTAGTAATGCATTTAGAATTGAATATAATAAACCAATTCTTTTGAGTGAACAACAAAACCCAGAAACGGATGGTGAAGTTCGGATTACACTTTCACCGTGGCTCATTCTTTCTAATGACAAAATGATTCCAGTCAGAGCAGATTGTGTTATGACTATTATAGATCCAATTAAATCAGTTGTAGAACTTTACGAGGAGAGAACAAATGGAGAAAGTGATCAAGTGTCTTTTACTGAAGAATAATCAAGTAATTGTTTCTGAAGTAGTAGAAGTAGAAGCAACTCTTGGAGATGCAAATTGCAAACTCATTAACCCATGTCTTTTAAATGGAGATGATTTGGTTGATTGGTTAACTTTTACCGATCAGAATGAAATAATGGTAAGGTCTGATGACATGCTTACTGTTGTTGATCCAACGTCAGAAATCCTAGAAAAATATGAAAGTCTTAAGTATTGACTTAGATTATATAATGAAGCCGTCTATTGAATTATATAACGGCAATTGTTTTTATAGAAATGCTTCTTTACGATGGCATGAATTGTTCAATAATACTGACTTTAAAGAATCTCATTTTATAATAGATCAATCTAATCTATTATTTTGCTTTGATGTCTATATGAAGGCATTGATGAATTGTGATAGTGTTGATTTTGGATATGATCATGATTCTATACTTTTTAAGTTACAGGATTGTGATAGTATTGATTTAATTAATATTGATCATCATGATGATATTTTTGGTGGTGATTATACTCGTGACAAAGATCTTGAAAATCCATATCAGGTAGAGTACGATCAAATAATACATTTCAATCGTGTTCATGAAGGAAATTGGGGTGCTTGGTTACAGAGTAAAGATAAATTGAATTCTTTTACGTGGATAGGAAATGAGAATAGTAAAAATAAAATTAGAAATGAAATAAACAAATCTTTAATTCAAAATTATTCAAACGTTGAAAAAACCAATTATACGTTTGATGATTATAATTTTGATCATATTTTTGTTTGCCTTTCTCCCCAATACACTCCTAAGCAGCACTGGCATTACTTTTCAATGTTTATCACTGCATTCGAGACAATGAAGGGAAGAGATGCTATAATACATACAGACAAATACGAAACCACAGTCCGACATCAACTAGTACATAATGAGATTTTACACCAACGTTCAAATGGTCGGTGACCACTTCCTGGTTCGTGGTTATGAAGATGGGAAGCATTTTGCAACCCGTGAAAAGTTCAATCCTACTCTTTTCGTCCCCTCTAAGAGAGAAACATCATATCGAACTCTTGATGGTGAATATGTTGAATCTGTTCGACCTGGTACAGTAAGAGAGTGTCGTGAGTTCATCAAAAAATACGATGGGGTAGAAGGTTTTAGGATCTACGGAAACGAAAGGTATATCTATCAGTATATTTCTGAAAAGTATAGACAAGAAGAAATTAAGTTTGATATTAGTAAGATCAAACTGACTACAATTGACATTGAGGTTAAGTCTGAGAATGGATTCCCAGATGTAGAATCTGCTGCAGAAGAAGTTCTTCTTATTACAATTCAGGATTACTCTACTAAAGAGATTATTACTTGGGGTCAAGGACCATTTAAATTGAAGCAGGGTAATCATTACTATAAGCAGTTCAATAACGAATATGATCTTCTCAATGATTTTATCAATTGGTGGATGATTGAAGAGAATACCCCAGAAGTTCTTACTGGTTGGAACAGTAAGCTTTATGATATTCCATATCTTGTTCGACGTATTGATCGTGTTCTTGGTGAAAAGTTGATGAAACGACTTTCACCATGGGGTCTTGTGACTGAGCAAGAGTTTTTTGTCAATGGTCGAAAGCAGATTTCATATGATGTTGGTGGTATCTCTCAGTTAGACTATCTTGATCTTTATAAGAAGTTTACTTATAAAGCACAAGAATCATATCGACTTGACTATATTGCTGGTGTTGAACTTGGGCAAAAGAAACTGGATCACTCTGAGTTTGATACTTTTAAGGATTTCTACACAAACGGGTGGCAGAAGTTTGTAGAATACAATATAATTGACGTGGAACTTGTTGACCGCATGGAAGACAAGATGAAACTCATTGAACTTGCACTCACCATGGCATATGACGCTAAGGTGAATTATGAAGATGTGTTTTATCAAGTACGCATGTGGGATACCATCATTTATAATTATTTGAAGAAGAGGGATATTGTTATTCCTCCTAAGGCAAGGTCCGATAAAAACGAAAAGTACGCAGGTGCTTATGTCAAGGAACCGATTCCAGGAAAGTATGATTGGGTGGTTAGTTTTGACCTCAATAGTCTCTACCCTCATCTTATTATGCAGTACAATATCTCCCCAGAGACGCTACTGGAGGAACGACACCCAGCGGCAACAGTTGACCGAATCCTTAATGAGGAAATAAACTTCGAACTGTATAGTGACAATGCGGTGTGTGCTAACGGTGCTATGTATCGCAAAGATGTTCGTGGATTCTTGCCCGAGTTGATGGAGAAGATCTATAAAGATCGTACCGTCTTCAAAAAGAAAATGCTTGCTGCAAAACAAGAGTATGAAAAAACTCCAACGAAGGAACTGGAAAAAGAGATTGCCAGGTGCAACAACATCCAAATGGCACGTAAGATTCAACTCAACTCTGCATATGGTGCTATTGGTAATCAGTATTTTAGGTATTATAAACTGGCAAATGCTGAAGCAATTACGATGTCAGGTCAAGTCTCGATTCGTTGGATCGAGAACAAGATGAATCAATACATCAACAAAATTCTTCAAACGGATGATGTTGATTATGTTATTGCATCTGATACTGATTCGATCTATCTTAATCTCGGTCCTTTGGTAGATAAGTTTTTCCCAGGTAGTGAAAAAACAGTTCAACTTCTAGACAAAATTTGTCAAGAAAAGTTTGAACCATTTATTGACAAGTGCTATCAAGAATTAGCAAATTATGTCAATGCATATGATCAGAAGATGTTCATGAAGCGTGAGAACATTGCTGATCGTGGTATCTGGACCGCTAAGAAACGATATATTCTTAATGTCTGGGACAGTGAAGGTGTTCGTTATGATGAACCCAAACTGAAGATGATGGGTATTGAAGCAGTCAAGTCTTCTACACCCGCACCATGTCGTACCATGATTAAAGATGGTCTTAAGTTGATGATGAATGCAACTGAAGAAGATGTTATTGATTTTATCGAGAATTGTCGTTCTGAGTTTAAGAAACTCCCCCCAGAAGAGATTGCTTTTCCCAGAACAGCATCTGATGTCCGTAAGTATCATTCTCATTCTGACATTTATGTAAAGGGAACACCAATTCATTGTCGTGGTGCTCTTCTCTATAATCACTATGTGAAAGAGAAGAAATTGACTAATAAATATTCACTTATTGGGAATGGGGAAAAGATCAGATTCGTATACCTCAAGAAACCCAATATCATACAAGAGAATGTGGTGTCCTTCATTCAGGATTTTCCGCATGAACTTGGTCTTGACAAATACATTGATTATGACCTACAATTTGAGAAAAGTTTTGTCGAACCTCTAAAATCTATCCTAGATGCAATTGGATGGAATGTAGAGAAAACTGTAAACCTAGAACTATTTTTTGCCTAAATGGACCTGCCTATCACTGACAAAGAACTCGCTACTATTGTAAGTGCTCTTCGTCTTGGGGGAGATACATCTCTCTATCAAAAACTCAAAGTTGTTAAAGAAATTCGTGAGGAAAATCCTGGTGGACCTTATAAAAAAATTCTAAGGGAGGAGTATGGCATGGTCTCCTGATAAAACTTATTACTGGTGGACACCAAATGATATGAATGATGAAGAACTAGAAATAGTTCTGAATGCACTTCGTGATCAAGAATATCAGAAACTTCAGGCTAAAATTTGGTGTTGGAAAATGAACTATAGAAACAAAAAACATTATGGACTTTCTTAAAGATATTGTAAAAGAAATCGGAGATGACTACACCAAACTCGCAGCAGACATCGACGAAACTGAAACTTATGTGGACACAGGTTCGTACATTTTTAACGGACTTGTTTCAGGGTCTATATTTGGTGGTGTATCTGGGAATAAGATTACTGCCATTGCTGGGGAGTCTTCTACTGGCAAAACTTTCTTCAGTCTCGCTGTTGTTAAAAATTTCCTTGACAGTAATCCTGACGGTTATTGTCTTTACTTTGATACTGAAGCAGCAGTTAATAAGTCTCTTCTTGAGAGTCGTGGAATCGACCTAGAAAGACTGGTTGTTGTGAATGTTGTTACTGTTGAAGAGTTCCGAAGCAAGGCACTCAAGGCAGTGGACATCTACCTGAAGAAACCTCTAGACGAACGTAAACCCTGTATGTTTGTTCTGGATTCTCTTGGAATGCTTTCTACTGAGAAGGAGATCACTGATGCCCTGAACGACAAGCAGGTTCGTGACATGACAAAATCACAACTGATTAAGGGTGCCTTCAGGATGTTGACACTCAAGCTTGGGCAGGCTAACATACCTATGATCGTTACGAATCACACTTACGATGTCATTGGTGCTTATGTTCCTACCAAAGAAATGGGTGGAGGAAGTGGTCTCAAGTATGCCGCATCAACAATTATCCATCTCAGTAAAAAGAAAGAAAAGGATGGAACTGATATCGTCGGAAATCTTATCAAGGCAAAGACTGCTAAGTCACGTTTGAGCAAGGAGAACCAAGATGTTACGGTGCGTTTGTATTACGATGAGCGTGGTCTTGATCGATATTATGGTCTTCTTGAGTTGGGAGAACTGGGTGGTCTCTGGAAAAATGTGGCAGGTCGTTATGAGATAGACGGT